CTGCGATAATTCAGTAACCAATTTTCTATATTCCTTCGCTGTACTTGAAATAGAAATTAAATCATCAGGATTGTACTCCGTCCAACCATTTATTGCACGATGTGTTAACTGGAATCTACGCCGCAACGCCCACCACCCCTGCGCTTTGGCATTAAGAAAAAAATCTTCGTTGGTGCGGCCCTTGTTTTTAGACGGCCAAATACTTTTTACAGGGGTTAAAAAAGGGTCACCCTCAGGATCAAAAACCGCACCTGACCCGCGAAACGCAATAACAGGTAACTCTACAACGCCCTCTTCCTTACGTTTATCATTAATAACGCGCGCATCCCCGCGCGCGCCTGCGCCCAGCCCGTCCGCGTCATATCGAATACTATCATAACCGTACATATCCGCTAATAAAAACGCCCTTTGAACAGTGGCGTATATATCGCTGTTTTTTCCCGACCACGATTCCACATGGTCAACCACAATGCCTTGCGCCCCGCACGCCCCATTAGCATCACGCCCCTCGTCGGCGATATCCAAGGCTAAAATACGAACGCCGCTAGGCCGTATACCCAGCTTAACATGCGCATCAACGGCCGCATGCACCCAAGCCGCAGGGATAACAACACCCTCCACCGATGCGCTGTAATCCAAATCAATTTCTTGCGCAACAATAACCGGGTCGTCAAGTTCATAACATTTTTTATCGTACCATGCTTGGTCTTTGCGCGGGTCGTCCCGCCAGTGGAATGTGAATACCGAAATACGATCCCCGTGCCGCTTACGCGCAAAAGGGTTGTTCATTCCGTGCGGCGTGGAAACATCAATACGGCAATTAGTCGTTTGTGATAATGAGGCATCTACTAATTCAGGATGAGTTAACCAAGCGGACTCGTCAACAAAATAAAAACTGGTACGATTACCACGCCCAATATTATCACCCGCCTCACCAGTAAATGCCGATCCCGTTTGGGGGAATTGAATCCGCATAAAAGGCGCGTGTTTCGATTCAATCCACCCGCCGCGAAACTCAACCGGCAAACCAGAAATAAATCGACGGGCTTTAAAAAATATGCTTTTAGCATCCCCCAATTTGTCGACATATTCTTCTTTTCTTGACCCAAACCCAGCTATCACCCCATTGTTAAATAAACAAATAGTCGCCGCAACCGCTACAGTTAACCAGCTAACACCCATTTCGCGCGATTTATCAGTTAAACCAGGCTCCCTATTTTTCCAGCGATCCATAAACCAATGTACCCACTCTTCCTGCCGCGGGAACAAAACAAAAGGGATATACGTAGGCAAATCACATTCAACATTGCGGGGGTCTTCAGTAATTCCCCAGTCAATAATAAATTGTGCAGGATTATCACGATAGTATTTACGTAAGGCGGGTAATACACTTGGATCGCTACGAATACGCCGTAACCGTTCAATTCTCCAGTCAAACACCTTCACATAATCAGGGTTTTTAAAATCGAACGGGAACGGGATAGGCATTTTTTATAGTTATTTTTTAGAAACCTTGGCTTTTTGATTTTGTGTTTCTACTTTTGGTGCGCGTGCTGCAGCTTCCTGTTGCGCTAATATTGCTGATTTTCGTTGCTTCAAAATTTCCATAGCCGCATCAACATCGGCAACATTATCTAACTGAGTCATATCGCGTTTATTGATTAACTGACGCCGCTCCTCATGCAATTTTTCCCAACGCTCATTAAGGGCGTTCATTTGCTGATTAACTTCTTGAATTTCAGCTTCTAATTCTACAATACGTTGTTCAGACATAATAATAATCCTCTGAATAAAAATTAATTACACACCAATCGCTGTTAAATAAACAAGCGTACCGTCCGGCGCAATATCACTACCAACACCCACACTGACCTGTACGGTTTTTAGATTTTCGCTAACATCCCTAATTGAACAAAAAGGGAATTGTGCTGGATCAACCACATTGCGCTGTGCCGCTGGAATCAATCCGTTAATTTTAGCAAAAACCGCAACACCCTCCGGGGTCCAATCATCACTTAAATAAAACGTGGCAACACCGTTAACAGTAGGCATCGCCGGACATACCAAAATCTTCGGTATATTGGCTGGACTTACTTCTTGCCCTAGATTTGGCACTGTCCAAAATTGCATATTAATCTCCTAAGCTGTGATATAAGACACCGGATAACTTTGTAGGCCGCCCATTGCGCCTGTGCTAAAACTACCGCCATTTAAATCTTTGAATACGTTAATTAAACCTGAAGTCGCTATACGTAGCAAACCAGGATTTAACGGTTGCGACCCCGCGTCAGTAACACGCACAGGGGGATCAACTTTATAAACTGGACGCAAGGCTGCAGGTAATAATGTTGAAGATAAAAATGTCGCATTTGCAACCGTGTTCAAAACATCCGGCAAAATCAACGTAACTTTTTTACCTGATCGACTGTAATAAACAGTCATACCCGTTGCAATAAAGGCCCCCGAAAAATCCAACGATATCGTACCAACCTCACCCTCTAATGCTACCCATGCGCCGCCTTGATAAAATTCATGTTGCCCCGTTGTCGTGTTGTAAATAACAAAACCATTCTGCGGCGTCAAAGCATTACGGCTCGTTGTAGTTAATCGTGGGATATAAAGCGCTTTAGAACCTTTAATTTCCAATGATGCAAAATTATCTGCCGCACCGTTACCACCTACAACTAATTCAGTTAGACCGCGAACAACCCCACCTCGAATAAAAACATTAGTGTCCATCTGCGCCGACAAAGTACCAATTAATCGAGTGAAAAAACTACCCGACGGAGGGGTTTTAGAAATAATTCTAAATTCCGCCACCATGCCAGGCTCTAATAAAGTAAGCGGGAATTTATCAACACCATCAGTGTAATTAACAATAAAAGATTCTGATCCAACGTCGAAATAATTCTCAACGTAAAACGGTAATCCTTCTTCAGCAGAATTAGACGCTGTTGCCAAAGGTAGCGTAACCTCCAAACCCTCCTCAATCATCTGCACGCGGGTATAATTTTTACAAGGGTTCGATAATTGCAAATCTTCATCCTGATTTAAAAATTCCTGATACCCCTCTGGAAAATTAACCGGCACGCCACCGCCACCCATTTGCACATTAAGCGCTTTTAAATCTTTGTAAAGTGTAGGTAAACTCATTCTTGTACTATCCAACGAGAGACGGTTGTTAATAAGCCATCCGTGTATGTAAATGTTTGTGTATACGTTTCACCTCGATAAACAACTGAGGCAGTTTCAATCAATGTGCCAGTATATGTAAAAACTATTTCGAGGTCATCCAAAGGAAGAACAACTGCTTCACCTGCACTGTTAATCGTGTTTACGTTGCCCATTAATCACCGCTCATAATTTGTTGATATATGCGTGCCGCCTCAACTGGATCAGCGGTCACCTGGCCAATGGCGGGCATTGTACCACTATCGCCCGAGGGTTGATCAACTTTTTCTTTAAACATTCCTAAAAATTTTGCAATGTTACGCAACGCATCATCTTGATCACGCATTAACACCTGCACACCGTGCTTTGTTTGCTTAAGCCCCGCGTACAACAATTTAGCGCCGCCTGTTAACGTGCGCGTATCAGCTACATAAACATTCACGATGCCTTCACCAAAACACACTGGACAATCATCTGCGGGCGGTCGTGTCGCATTAAAACCAAAACCGCCGGGCGCGGCCGGGACGCGTTTACCCTCGTGAATTGCTTTTGCACATGCGAGCGCATGAACACTTTCAACCCATTGATATTGATGATTAATACCGTAGCAATGCCTGCAACAAGTGCGACGGTTTTGAATTAAATCGTTCGGATTGGCCGTCGCAATTGCAACCCAATGTTTCAACACGTCGGCAATTTCAAACGCCGCTTTTTCAAACATGGGCCTACGTAATTCCGCTATTCGTGCCGCAATCCGACTGTTACGCAATAAATCAGACGCGCGCCGTGAGGCTGTATCCGGCGTAGAATTCACAGCATTATATGCCGCGCGATACGAATCCACACCTTTACCGGTGCGCGCATATTCGATACAGAATTTTTCTTGTTTTAAAGTTAATTTATTCATTCACAGAGTTTATAGCCGCATGCTGCTATTCGACAAGGCTTGTCAAATTTTTTCTGGTAATAAAAAAGATCGAGTTTATCCGGGGGGTCTGGGGGTGTATCCGGGGGGACTATCCGGGGGGTCATCTAGGGGAGACTAAGTTATTGATTTATTTATATTTATATTTATTTATATATATATTACCCCCCAGACCCCCCGGAGAAATATATATTGGTAACCATGAATACTAAGTATACATATACATATATATATAAGTGTGTATGTAGATACGTAGAAATAGGGGCTTGGGAGTGAAAACGATGTAAATTTTTAAAGTGCGGGGGGACACCCGAAAAAACATAAATAAATCAATAACTTAGTCTCCCCCCGTACTGCGGGGGTATCCGGGGGGGAAACACAAAAAACTTGTATTTTTTATTAAAAATTGTATTGTAGATCACACCTAAACTTACAAAAACAGGGAAATTACAATGTTAAACGCATCCACAATTATGAATCGACGCGAAGCTGCAAAAAGTGGTTTATTTAAATATTGGACTGAAAAATCTTGCAAACGGGGGCATCCGCCACTGCGATATACAAAAACAGGTGCATGTGTGGGTTGTGTAGCGTGGTATTCACAACAAAAAAATCAGGTTTACCAGGAAGCATTCAGCCAACTTCGATCAGTTACTTATCGGTTGCATGTTGACGATGTTGAAGCCGTGAATACTTATGTAGCTGCAATTAATGCGGCGCGTGCATTGTGTTAACCCATATTAGATATAAGTAGTCCGCTGGTTGCAACACCGAACTCAGCGCCGGCCGGGTCGGCGACTTAACGTAGTAGACATTTTGTCGGTAACGCGATTGCTTGACCTGCAGGTGATGCGGGTTTTATTATCCCCTGCATTTACTACGAGAGCCTGCAATGGAAATTATTTACCTACCCATTGATACTGTTATCCCCTACGCGCGTAACCCGCGCCACAATGCGAGTGCCGTTGATAAAGTAGTGGCTAGTATTGCAGAATTTGGTTTTAAGCAGCCGATTGTTGTTGATATTGATTGCACTATTATTGTTGGACATACGCGCTGGTTGGCCGCTAAAAAATTAGATTTTAAAGAAGTCCCTGTACTGGTGGCCACAGACCTCACCCCGCAACAAATAGCGGCTTATCGTATTGCAGATAATAGAACGGCTGAATATTCCTCCTGGGATGATGCGTTACTAGGCTTAGAATTGCAGGCGTTACAAGACGCCGAATATGATCTAGATGTACTGGGATTTAGTGAAAGAGAATTACATGATTTGTTATTGCTAAATCAAGCTGCAGCCGACACTGATGAAGACACCTGCCCTGCCCTGGCCGAAACCTCAATTTGCAAACCTGGTGACGTGTGGCTAATGGGCGAACACCGTTTAATGTGCGGTGATTCTACCAGCGTTACCGCTTTGGATACGTTGATGGCCGGTAGCTGGGCCGACATGGTTTTTACCGATCCGCCCTATAATGTTGATTACCGGCCTGAAGACCGCCCGGTAGCGGGCGTGTCACGAACACAGCGCGGTAAGCAGGCTACCGGGCGACCACGATCACAGCATAGCGCCCTGGGTGGCATTCGCAATGATAAAATGCGACCTGATGAATTTCTAACGTTTTTGCGTTCGACATTTGCGGCTAGTATTACCGCGTTAAAGGGCGGCGGTGCTATCTACGTATGCCATGCGGATACAGCGGGCTTATTATTTAGGACAGCCTTTGAAGAAGTGTTCAAGTTAAACAGTGTTTTAATCTGGGCCAAGTCCCATTTTACAATTGGCCGCAATGATTATCACTGGATGCACGAACCCATATTGTACGGTTGGCAAAAAGACAATAAGCACACCTGGCACGGGGATCGCAAACAAACCACGGTGTGGAATATATCGCGGGATGACAGCGATCAATATCAACACCCCACACAAAAACCCGTGGCGTTGCCAGAGCGTGCTATTCTTAATCCCAGTAAATCCGATGACATTGTGCTGGATATGTTTGGCGGTTCTGGTTCCACGTTAATAGCGTGTCAAAAAACCAAGCGTGTTAGTTACACAATGGAACTTGATCCCAAATATTGTGACGTTATTATCAAACGCTGGCAACAATACACGGGTAAACAAGCTGTTCACGCGGATACTGGACAAGCGTTTGGTTAATGATTAAATTCGGTACGTACTACTCTATCCATTTTAGCGACTTCTTGTTTTAATTGGGATAAAATTTTTTCAATCCACTCTATATTTTTCTGAAGTTCATTGCCTGCTGACAACGCTGATTCAAGGGTGTCAAGCATACCGTTTATTATTTTTTGTCGGTCTGCGGTTGATAAAGTATCATGTTTTGTAAGTGCATCTGTATTAATCAATAACCAAGAAAGCGCCATACGAATATAATTAGCTTCTTGACTTGTTATTACCAGATGTATTTGGTCCATGGGTATTTGTATCATAAAATGGTTTCCTCATTTAATTGCGACAATGTGACTCATAAAATAGCTATCAATTCTCTCTACGGGTTTATATGTTATTTCAGGTTCATTGGTTTTAAAATTGTGTGTCACGGTGCTAACGTAACATTCACAATCAGAGCCTCTGACACTTTCATAATTTTACTCCTAGTGCATAAAATTTTCTGGATTAGTTGCTATAAATTCAATAAAACCACCCTCTACTAATCGAGCATCCAGGCAAAAATTTTGTTTAAAATTAACTTTAACAGTAAGTCTGCCGCCATTTTGTTTAACTAGTTCGTGTAAAGCGGCCGCAAATACCGCACATTTTTCTTGCAATTCGTTGTTAGTCATATTACAAATACCTATTAATAAAGAAGCTGAGCGCCCACCACGCCAAAGCGCCTTCAAGTGTTATGAATAGGGCAGGGTTCTGTATGCTGGATTTAATACACACAATTAAAACCAAACATGTGTTAATCATTAAAAATAGTATCACTAGGATGAGAGCAAGTAATTTGTTCATTGTTGATCCTGCGGTATTTCGGGTAATTTCTGCCATTCAGTAGGAATGTTTGCATAGTTGCTTTCCGCAATCCTAAACATGCATCCATCATCGCAAAGCGCGTACACCATCGGCGTACTACCGTGACTTACGTCATTGCCGATTGCGTATGTAGCGCTAATCTGCACAACCTTTCTTTTCTTCATTTCCTGCGCTTGCGGCTCGTCATCGTAAATTAAATCCATGCCCGAGGGTTCTTTATTAGAATAATAAAAACCGTCTTCCGTATATGAAAAATTTTCTTTTTCTCCTTTCTTATT